CAGTTGGGAAAGAAAATTTTGTCGTTGGTGTGATTTAAATGAAAATATAATATCTTGGGGTTCGGAAGAATTTTTTATTCCTTATGTCTCTCCTCTTGATAATAGAGTTCATAGATACTTTCCGGACTTTATTATAAAGGTAAAGGAAACTGATGGCAAAATAAAAACTTATGTTATTGAGGTAAAGCCCAAAAAACAAACTGCGCCTCCGGTAAAAAAATCTAGAGTAACAAAAAGTTATATCTACGAAACAAAAACGTATGCAGTAAACCAAGCAAAATGGAAAGCTGCAAAAGAATGGTGTGATGATAGATTAATTGAATTTAAAATTATTACCGAAGACGAACTTGGAATTAAATAGATAAATAACAGTACCAAGGTATATCTACCAATCCCAGAATAAGGGAAGAAAGTTTAATGGCAAAAAAATCGGCTAAAGTTGGGAATGATTTTATTGATATAGAAGTAACTACAGTTGATTATCCCAAAGTATTCCAAAGAGGTAGTAATACCAATTTCGCCGAATGGAATGGTGCAAACTATTGGAATATTGTTGATGCTAATGCAACATTTTCTGATAATGAAGCGGCAGATTCTTGGATAAACACCTACAATACAACATTAAAAGAAAATGTTTCAAATATAATTAATACTGAATTTGATATATTTGGAAGGAATGATATTTTAAATAATAATTTATTTAATTATAGAATTTCTGGGTCGAATGATGTTGACACAGAACCATCACCATTAAATGGCGGATTAGTTCCAGAATCTACATCTGGTTCTTCTACGGATAAAATTGATTTTATGTATCCGAAGTATAGGACTAGAGAATATGATTATTTGCAAATTACTGCATATGAATATGAACCTCCAGGTGTAGGTGAGTTTGAACAAAAATTAAGTTTCTTTTCCCCAAATTCTACAGAAAGTAGAATAACAAATAAAAAGGGAAGTATTATTCTTCCTATGATTCCTGGCATATCTGAAGGAAATACTGTCAGATGGGGTCCAGATAGTTTGAGTCCTATACAACAATATTTTGCTGGAGTTGCTAGAGATGCGATAGATGATGTCAGCTCTGGAAATTTTAATGGAGGGATACAAAACTTTGTTGATAATCTGATTGGCGGAAGTCAAGAAGCACTTGCTAATCCAAATCTAAAAGAATATCTTGTAAATTATTTTGCTGGTCAATCGGTTGGAGCAAATATAGTAACACGTTCAAGTGGATTGGTTATTAATCCGAACTTGGAATTATTATTCCAAGGTCCCAACTTGCGTTCATTTGGATATCAATACAAATTAATTCCTAGGGATGATGATGAATCCAGAGAAATAAAACAAATGATAGTGTTCTTAAAAAAAGCAATGGCTCCAAAAAAGAATCAAAACTTATTCCTAAAAACTCCATACGTTTTTAAATTAAGATATATTTTTGGAAAAACAAATAAAGATCATCCATTCTTAAATAAAATAAAAACCTGCGCACTAACAACATTGAATGTTGATTATACTCCGACAGGAAACTATATGACATATCAAGATGGTTCCATGGTTTCTTATAATTTAAGTTTGGGATTTAGCGAACTTGAACCAATCTATGACACAGATTATCAAGATAACGATTACTCAACAATGGGATACTAAAAAATGGCAAATCCGTATTTCAGAAATGTTCCAAACTTTGAATATGTAAGTAGAGAAGTAGATCAAAAAAGTATATCGGATTATTCTACTGTAAAGAATTTATTCAAAAGAGCACAAATACGTGATGATATTTTTCAAAATTTGAAATACTTTGAAAAATATCAGATTATTGGTGATGAAAGACCAGATAATGTTGCATATAAATTTTACAACGATTCTACTTTAGATTGGGTAATTCTTTTATCAAATAATATAACAAACGTCCAAACTCAATGGCCAATACCTCAAACAATTTTGGATTCTTTGTTAATTGAAAAATATGGCACCTATGAAAATCTTTACTCAGGAATACATCATTATGAAACACTAGAAGTTAAAAATAGTAGGGGAGAGATAATTTTAAATTCTGGTAGGAATATTAAACCATCGTGGAAAACTGATGGAAATTTTGTTTCAGCATATAACTTTGGATATGATTTTATTGAAACAGTAACTCTAGACAATTTAAATGATATTGTTGAAGTAACTTTAAGAATTCCTATAGAGGGACTTAAAATTGGAGATTCTATAAGTGCATTTGGATTTTCTGATGACATTTTTAATGGAAATCATATTATTTCAAGCACTACAAAAACAAGTTTTGGATTTGTTCAATCTTTTAGTTATACTGTAGAATCTGGTTCTCTAATTACAGAAGCTGTATTGAATGGAGGTGAATCTTTTGAATACACTCCTCCAGAAGAATTATTCAGTAATAAATTTTATTATGAATTTTATGACAACTATTTGAGTTCAACTGTAAGGATTCCTGCAGAAAGTATGTTAAGACCAGTTTTAAATTTTGAACACGAATCATTCATAGAAAACCAAAAAAGGAATATATTTGTACTTAAACCAAATTACTTGAATGTTGTCTTTAATGACTTAGATAACATCATGGAATACAAAAAAGGTTCTGAACAATATGTGTCCAGAACCCTTAAGAGAGCTGATAATATTAGACTATACGATTAATCCATATCAACTAGTTTAGAGAAGTAGGATAGAGCATCATCTTCATCTTCATTTGAACTTGATGCTGAACTAGAACTAGAAGAAATGTTGTTCAGTTGATTACTGAGTTCTTGTGGAAGTTCACTTTCTTGACGACGAGATTCAAAGTTTGGTGAATAAGAACCACGGTCATCGTCTTCATTCTCAACTTCTTCATCAAAACGAGGACGAGATTCTGCTTTCTTTCCAAATACTGCATTCATCCGACGCTCAAGGTCCTCATAAGATTTGAACTGATCGGGTGCAGTTAGAGCAGTTAGAGAATACTCTTTCTTCCAGATGGTTTCAAGAGCATCGTCATCATCCAGGAGTGGTGCAACTCGGTCGAACTCTGATTTGTCATAGTTCCAATAACCATCTTTCTTGACGATTTTGATTTTGAAGTTTGCACCCTGCCAGAAATCGAAAGGATTGATAGGAGTTTCATCTTCAAATTCTGGTTGCATTGACTCCATGATTTTGTCAAAGATTTTCTTACCATACTTAAAGAGAAAAACGCGACCCTCATTTTGAGGATTTGCAGGATCCTTTACAACGTAAATATTGGAGTAATAAGATAGTTTGCGCTTTTGCTTACGGACAGTTTCTTTATCTTTTTCGTTACCACTATTCCAAAGTTCACGGTTATATTCGGAAATTGGATCCTTCTGACCAATCGTTGTCAGAGAGTTTTCAATGTACCAACCACCAGGACCTTGGAAAGCATGGGAATACATTTTTGCCCAAGGAAGTTCTTCACTTTCAGGAGCTGGTAGGAAACGAATGATTGCAAAACCATTTCCAGTCTTGTCCATTTCAGGTTTCCAGAAACGGTCATCTACTGAAGAGTTGGTATTACTCATCTTCTCAACTTCTTTTACCAACTTGCTGGTAAGAGAACCGAGACGTGATTGCTTTTTAAGATTTTCAAAAGACATTAAATTACCTCTGATTGTTTTGGATTTGGCTTTTGGGACTTCTTTATCTTACTGATAGTAGGAAGGGATGTCAAGCCCGCCTTTGTTTCAGACCTCTTTATCTTACAGGTAGTAGGAAGGGATGTCAAGCCCTATTCCAATTCATCTTTCATCTTTTTGATGACTGATGACATATTATTAAAAATAACATTCATATCAACACCTTTCTGCATACCCATCAGGACTGCAGATTCTTCAATCATATTTTTCATATCAATTGCTTCTGGGTCATCAGAAAGTTTCATTCTAGTATATAAAATTCTCTGTCGCTCCAGAAGGTCTTCAAGAATATTGATATGTTCAAGCTGCTCATCTGTTCCCATTGTGGGAAATTTATAAACATTTTTATAAATTATATCCTGTAATCGATTTATTTCTTTGATTTCTTCTCTTACAATTTCGGAATCGAAAAAATTCATTTGTTTAGCACAACTTTTTTTAACATATTCTTATATTTAACAATATCAATATTTAAAAATGGAGAATACTTTTCCATTTTCATGGATACAGAATTCCAAATTGGGTCATCAATATTTCTATCAAAACTTTTTTTATATCCAAGAATTGAATCTAAAATAATTAAAGTTTCTAAACTAATTTCTTTTGACAAATAAAGTTTTAGAATCTTTGGATGACTCCTGTTTTTGAGTGCAAAAAATGAATCAAATTCTTTATCCAAAAAAATAGATTCAATCTCCTCTTTAAAATTATAAGATAGAGATTGAATCTTTTTTTGCCATTTTAGAAAATTATCATTACCAGATTTAATCAATTCTCCAATCCATAGTTTATCTGGATTGTCTGAAAGTGAAAAGTTTGCGACAAAAAAACTAATTATTTCATCATCATCTTTTTGCCTACTCAGTTTTTCAAACCAAAATCTATCTTTCCTTTTATAAAAAGATTTTTCACTTGCTTTTACTTTTCCATTATATTTCAAAAAATCATAGTTAGTTTGTGTAAAATGATTCTTTAATGAAATGTAAGTTTTGTAAGCATCAATGGGAGTCACTTTCATTATCAGATAGGTAGTCTTGCTTTAGATGTTTTCTTGAGAAAATTTAATTCCATGGCATTCCACTTTACTTTTTCCTTAAGTGGTTTTGTAATCAGTTTAGATACTGATTCTACATCTATACTATTTTTTTCACAATAATATACGATGGCACTAATATAGTCCAAATCATCTGATGTTTGGACTAGATTTTCAATTTCTTTTGCGAATCTTTCAGAACACATAAATTTTTTATCAAACTCACTAGTTAATTCGTTTTTTATTTTATTCGGCATAGGAGTTTACTTTGTCTTCTACGAACTTTTTAATGTATTTTGTTAAGAGACGAATATACTTTTCTTTGTCCCTTTCTTCGTAGACTACAACTTCACCATTTACACATGTCATAATAATGACAAATTTCTTGACTGATATTCCAGTCAATTCGTGAAGCATACATGCATACGCACAACACTGTACAAAGTAACCATCAATCCATTCTCTAGGCTTTGGTTTTTTTGAAGTCTTAAAGTCTACGATTGCTAATTCCCCATCAAACTCAGCAATACAATCAACTGTTCCGGCGATTCCAAAAAATTGACTATAGAGAGAACCTTCTAGAGCATAAATGTTATTTATACGACTTAATTCTGGTTTAGCAATCTTAAACAAATACTCCGATATTGGTTGAACTTTTGGAAGTTCTTTATTTAAAAGGTGATGCTCAATCAATGTGTGAGCATCAGTTCCTTGACTTGTAGCCTGCCTAGTAATTTTATTTGCTTCTTCTTCACCTACACGGTTACGCCATTTCTGAAAGAACTCTTTATTGTAATGACTAATAACAGAAGTAATCGATACTGCTCGAAAATTATCATCAGAATCTTTGATTTTGTAATATCTTACACCATCGATTACTTCCCTTTGTAGTTTAGGTAAATCAATTTCTACATGTTGAAAACTCATAAATCTATCACATTCCTAGTTCATTTTTTGCAATTAGATATTCTTTAACAAGACCACTTCTACATACATCTTCAACACCAAATTCAATAGTATCGAATGATGGCATGATACGCAGAATCTTCATGAAATCTACAATACCATTCTTTTCATTGGTCTTAACCAAATCTGATTGGGTTGCATCACCGCAGAACATAATTTTAGATTTTTCACCAACACGAGTAATGATTGAATCTAGTTCGTGCCCATTTAGATTTTGAAATTCATCAACGATAATAATAGCATTATCAAGTGTTGTACCACGAATAAAAGAAGTGCTCCAAAAACTAATCGTTCCTTGAGATTTTAGATTTCCATAAAGCATATCAAAGTCGGAATCTGATGGCATCTCGAACATGTACTTGACCATGTTCTTGTATGGAATCTGATAAAGAGATGATTTATCTTCATGGTCTCCAGGAAGAAAACCAATTTCTCTGGTAGCAACTAGAGACCTAACAATATAAATTTTTTCGTATGGAGTTTTCTCATTTAGAACATCTTTTAGTGCATTATAAAGAGTAATAAATGTTTTTCCCGTACCTGCACATCCGTATGCTACAAGATTTTGGTCTAAACGATATCTATCGAAAAGTTTTTCTTGGTTTTCGGTTAACGGTTCAATCTCTTTCATCAAAGAGACATTAATTGGCTTCTTACGTTTCATTTGTCTATTGCTCATCCCAAACGGTACTACTGGAACTAAATCTTTTTTCTTTCTTGACATTTTAAAAATCAGATTGGTTTTACTCTGGATCCTGGTGCTTGAGATGCTTTTCGCAAAACATCATTCCACCCAGGGTTTTTTTGAATGAGTTTGTCTTTCCATTCTCCAACTTCTCCTGGTGTAGCACACCCTTGAGACCAATCTCTTTGCCATTCTGGATTGTCGTTATACCATTGAGTTATATCATGAACACTCATTTCAATAACTTTTTGTTCTCCAGTTTCTTTATTAATAATTGGATAAATTGCCATCAAATCTCCTATTATGAGTTTTTAATATTTATTCTTAGGGAGAAAGTCTTGCTTTATGAAGACGTTTCTGCTCATAATATGCCCAAACATTTGGCGACCATTCTTTAATATGCTCGGAAATTTGTTCGCACAAACATTGAATTTCTAGTTGAGCATCTAGTTTTGACCGAAGGTCTAGAAGGTGAAGAACAGAACGAAGATTAAAAGAAACTACAAAGTTTTGTCGAATTGCTTGAGGAAGATAATCCCTCAGATGTTCCTCACACATACCTTCAGAATAGTATTCTGCATATTCTTGACACTCTAGAAGAATCCTAGCGAGTTTTCTTTGACGATGCTCTTCTGTCCACTCATATTTTTTACCCTTTCGATTGGTATAAAATCCAGCTGGACGAACATAAAAAACTTCTTCAATGTCAAGTTCTTGTTTTGCAACCTGACGAACTCGTTTTCCAGTATACCTTTGAGATTGTACATCAAAGGTAACTCCTACGCGATGAGTTCTTGCCTGAACAATTACATTATGAACGTATCCGGAAACGGAGAATGTAATTGAAGGATGTTCGATTGGACCCCAATGACCTCGCTCATTTCCCAATAGTTGGTCAACAATCCATTGACCACACTTTTCTGGACTTGGTGGTTCTACTGTATGAATAGGAACTTCTGAGTAATCACATTTTCCAGCCTGCCAAATAATTTGTTCTGGATTTTCATAGGCATTTAGTTTTACAACGCTTAGATTTTTATCCAGAGTAAGAAGGTCTTTTGCTTTAATTGGTTTCATTAATTTCCTCAGTAAGTACTATCTTCAAAGATTTCATCATAATCGTCTATGGGTAAAAAATCAATACCCTGGTCTTCATCAATATTTCTGTTAGAACCTGGGGTTGTTTCCAATTCTTCCTCCAAAACATTTATCACAAATTTTAAATTGTCTATAATCGCTTTAATCTTTTCTGGATTCATTATTAGTGGAAACAATAGAAATTATAGACAAAAAAAGAGGGGATGTCAATCCCCTCATCAGAATTTTTACTTATTCAACAATCGAACCTCAAGTACAATTAACAAGATGAAAATAGCACTTGCAATTGTAATTTCTGCTACAACCATCATAGTTTTGTTTTGCAATTTCCTGCCATACAAAGCTGAGCATTATACAATTTTTTCTCTTTAATTTGCTTTTCTTTAATTATAGAAAGCCAATTAACTGGAGATTTTTTCATGATACCACCTCAACGTTTTTGTTGTAGTTAATTCCACGCCATTGATGTGGTAGGGTCTTAACTTCATGCTTTTGTTGATTTGGTCGATTGTCAGTATCGTACTTAATACCGCGATAAGTAACTTTTGCCATTTGAATACTCCTAAAGAAATGAGATGATTAGTCCCGTTCCTTCAGTCGGCTTTTGCGTCTTATTCTCCTACTTTAAAGCACGCAGGATCTGTTCCTCTAATAAAGACAGAAAGAAAAGTTAATTTCTCATCTCTAGTTAAAAGTTCAGATTCAAATACACCATTAGTTAACCAATCAAAATCCTCACACTTCATGAGAATTTTAGAGTCTGGTTGAGACGTTGCTAGTATCAATGAAAGTAGAAACATAAGATGAACGATCCGTTCCGAGTCGGCTTACTTGCGTTCGCTATTCGGAAATAGCGAATGAACGTATGGTCATTATAGACCGTATAATCTATATAGTCAATTGGTTCTGTAAAATACGATACAATTTTTTTTATTTTCTTAATGTTTTTAGATGCTCAAGAATATTTTCTCTAATCCACATTAACTCATGGTAACACTGCTGTTCATGAGCACATTGTCTAAGTTCTTGATCTGGTTTGTATACACTTTCAATAAACAAATCTAGACCGCGATTCCATTTTTCTTCTTCGGACATTAGAACAATCCTTTTTTACTGAAATATTGTAGAGACTCTTTCATGTTACCAACATGTTCACTACCATATGCAACTTGAGGAAATTCTGCTTCCGAACCAAACTCAGAAACAAATTGCTTAAGAGTGAAGTCTCTGTCTAAAATATATTCATGATATTCTCCGCCAAGAGATTTTAGCAACATTGCCATGCGCTCACATTCTTGACTTCCATTACTATAAATTACTGCTGCTTTAGTCACGTTGCCTCCAATCATCAGGTTTATCTTGCTTGAACCAATCAACAATTTCATCAGCACTGCTGAATCCAGTTCTATGATTTGATGGATCTGGATCTCCCAACCCCATCTTATTCATAAAATCATCAAGTCCTCCTTCTTGCATATCAGGATTTGCAGCTTTCCTTCTTGCTTTGTCCAACCAATCTCTGGCAGTTGTATGAGACTTTGCAAGTTTTTCTGCCCAAATCATATCCTCAAGTTTTACATCTTCGCCATTTACAATACACTTGCAAATAGATTCTAAGCGTAATCTGTATTGTGTGGATAACATATCAATCCTTTGCTTTGGTTAACCAGTTTTCTAATTCATTCACTTTTGTGAACTCATTGTATGCTGCTTCTGAACGTTCATTAAGAATATCCAGAATGTCATCAATGATTAAATTGTTGTCAATATAATCGTCTAAGTATTTATCGATAGCCTCTTTAAGGTATCTCTTACGATTCCATTCTGGAGAATAAGGTCTATAGCTTGCCATAATTAACATTGTTCATAAAGCAATACTAGTTGATGAAGAAAAATTTGTCAACACACATTACCTTTCTATGTAACTCAATGTATGATTTTCAGCATTTAACTGTTGAATAATCATATCACATCCAATTTTTGGATTTGAATCTCCGCAAGTAAATATATCTACTGCAGCATTACCATCTTCAGGCCAAGTATGAATACTAATGTGACTTTCTGAAAGTAAGGTCAGCACAGTAACACCTTGAGGTTTAAACTTTTTGCATATTGATTGGATGACAGTAGCGCCACTTACAAAAGCAGCATTTTCTAACAAATCAATAAGATAACTTTCATCATTTAAGTGATTAAATGAACACCCATAAAGATTTAACAAATAATGCTTTCCCATCTCAGTTTATTCATCTCCAACTAAATTGGATATAATTGTTTCAGAATTATCCATCACCTTCAATGTGTAGATTGAAGAATTCATATACTTTTTAAGTCTCTTATAATCTTTTAGTAGCTTATCTACTTCATTACCATTAACAGTAATTCCAAGACTACTTTCTACATTTTTCTTTTTTGTTTTTTTACTATCACCAAAACCTTTGTTCATTTTCTTTTCTTGTTTTTATCTGAAGATTTTTTATTGCCCCATAGTTTTGGATTGGTTCTACCATATCCAAAATCAATTCTCTTAAGTGAATTGGGACCATATCTATCATAATATAGATCAAATATACGAACTCTTGAACCTCTTGTCAAATCAATATATTCTTGACCATCAACAACATACCAAACCAGATATGCATCATTAGGAAATGATTTATCTTTTGCTCTCTCTATAGTTGTTTTTTCTAAAAGAATGTCACATCCATACTTGGATGGAGTGTAACTTGAATCATCAAACATTTAATTACTCC